ATTCGTTGCCGTCCCCATCCGTCTCCACAATCCGATCTCTCAGCTGAGGCTGAATGGGCTGATCGTTTCCCGGGAAAACCAATTCAGTCGCCCGGAAAAAAAAGTCCTGCGACTGGATCGTCGTCACCACCTGCGTGGACTCCTCGGTCATCTCGAACGAGGTAGTACCCCGACCTGCGCGGAGATCGCACGACAGCACGTCGCCATCTACCTCACGCTCGTATCGCACCGTACCTCCGCCGCTCGTAGCTTTGACGGCGGTTTTCAGTGCGATCTGAAGTGCATTGCGACGTGCGTTCATGGCTTACTCGGTTACGGCTCCACCTTCAGGAGCAGGGGTTGGTGCTGGAGTTGGTGGATCTGGCGGATCGGGCGGCAGGCCACGTTCGGCACATTCGACCAGCAACGCAATGTCTGGCGCTCGCAGCGTCAGGTGTGCTCTTGGGTTATCTTTGACGCCAGCGATAGCGTCCTTGATCTCGCGGACCTTCCGCTTTTGAATCGACTCAGGCATGAGAGGCTCCATGGACTAAGGGCAGGGGACTTGGATCAAACATCAGGCGGGGGCGATGGCCGAAACCAAACACCCCCGCCATTCACTAGGTATGCTCAGACCGACTAGGTCAGGATCGCTTCGGTCGAAGAAATGGAATCCGTGACGACAATCGGAATGTTGAACGATTCGGATGGGAACGGTGCAGGTGCACCCGTTGCATTGGTCGCAGTCCGTGCAGCTTGCAGCTGCTGCAAGCTTCGACGGTTCATGACCAGATGCGTAGGCGGAGCATCTGCTGGGAACTTGGAAATCAGCTGAGAAATCAAACCATCATTCAGCGTCTTTCCAGCTTGAGCTGTCAGATTGGCGATACGCCCAACCGAATAGGCACCTCCAACCTGAACACCAAGCCATGCACCGCCAGGCGTTAGAAGGCCGGTGTATGTGCCGGTGGTAGCCCCAGCCTTCTCAATTTGCGTGGTTTCGCCAATGGAAATGTCGCCATTCTTACCAGCGATTGCCACGACATCATTCAAGTCGCCGCCGGTGCGGATGGCATAAACGCTGGAACCAGTGCCAGCCGTGCTACCGGTGGCATTGATGACCATGTTATTCGCAAGCACCAAGGAATCGGCTAAGCCGGCAAATCCAGCAGCAGCTCCACCAACAGTGCCGTTGATGATTTGCACCTCGAATGCGAACAGTGCCGCCTTCAGGTGACGCAGTGCCTCGCGTGCTACAAACGCATCGCGACCTGCCGTGAACGCGTCGGCAGCTGCGATGTCGACCACAAACGACCAGTCGAGATACTTCAGGTCGATGCTGACCAGTTGATCAGCCGACTTGCTATTCTCGCGACCATCATTCACCACGCGGAAGCCTACAACAGGAGCACCCGTCTGTTTCACATATTTGTGAACCGTATCAGGGCATTTGTCGGCCGCGAGGATCTTGAGGAACGGAGCCGAATTCAGCACATCGCTGATTTGACGATCGGCAAGGTTCCGGTCGGTAATCGTAAGAATCTGAGCGAGGGTGTAATAACTCGCAGTCATAGGACATATCCAAATCTAAAGAAATCGAACGGAACGATTGACGATCAGCCGAATCAACGGCAAGCCGGCAGAACTACTTCTTCCCGCCGGGCACCTTTACGACATCAAGAAGGCCAGCGCCGAACTGAGTCGGCTTTTGTGGTGTGCCGCCTTCTCCGAAGCTGACAGGAGCTTCGCCGGAAAACTTGTCTTTCCATGCCTTGAACTCGGTATTCACCTTGGTGAGTTCCGCGTCCTTCTCGGCAATGGTCTTATTGAACTGCTCCACCTCAGCACCGTGTGCTTTGGTGACGTCGGCGAGGTGAGCGGAGAAACACTCCACCAGCGACTTGCCGCTCATGAAGTACTCGGCACCCTTGGCATGGCCAAAGTGCGTGCAGAAGATGGCCATCTCGGCCTTGACCTGATCGGTCGCCGAGAGCTTTGTCCCTTCAGGCGAAAGGTTGGTTGCTGCAGATGCTGGTGGATTGGTTGGCGTGGTGGTCATGTGAGGCTCCGTAAACTGGGTCTCGGGCCCAGAGAATTCGACAACGACGTCGACCTCTTTGCCCTTGCGAGAGAACTGTGTGGACGTGTTTTCGTCTGCTCCAAGTGGGCAGACCGCAAAGGCATTGAGTTGCCACTTGCGAACGATGTACCCTGGGCCGTCAAACTGCTGGCCATTAACAAACGTGCTGACACCTGTGTCCACATACTCCACAGCGCGTGGCCCAGACCAATCAATGCTGGCTTCGTAAGGAATACCCTCACGTGACTTAAAGATCACTTCCGCCGCTCGATCTGTCGCAGTGAATGGAATCAGCTTGCCTTCGACCGTTACGCCGACCTTGTCATCGACGGTAAACTTAAGGCCAACTCCAATGATCTCCTCGCAATCATGACAGTAGTCGACTGGGCAGTTGTCCTTGCGGAGCTGCATGCCAGCCATGTCGTGCACGATTTTTCCCCAGTACCAATGCACGATCGGCTCCGCTGATCGCACGACCGAGGTGAATGGCACAGCAGCGGGCACACCGTTGCTACCTGCAGGTGCTTCGCCAGCCGCAAACTGCACGGCAGCCAGCGGGGTAAAGAACGCACTCTGTGGCACCTTAAGTTGCTTACTTGCCATTGTTCACCGTGATTTCTGCGGGCATGGGTTGTGGAGCAAACGACAGTTCGACGCCCTTGCTTTTGGCGTACTCGACAGCCTTGGCAATCTGATCGATGTTGTCCTCGAAGTCCCCTTTGCCGTTCTCCTTGCAGATACGCTGTGGGGTATCGAGACCAGCTGCGATGGCCATCAGGTTGCCGTTGATTTCTTTGGCTGGGTCCCACCATGGCATGCCCGTTGGCACCCATTCCCAATCGAGATCAGCCACTGACAGCGACTTGGGAAGATCCGGAATTTCCTTGTTGGTGATCGCCAGGAACAATCGCCAAATCGTGATTCGATCCAGGATGTTGGCAAGTGCCTCACGCTTGGAGTTTGAGGTCCGCTCGTAGTGCATCCACGCTGCCTTCGAGCCAAAGAAGTTCGTGTGACTCTCGTCGTAGAACGAGTAGGGGATGTCGAGCATCTTCATCGCGAGCTGCATGATGGCCGTCAGGAACTCGACCAAGTCGCCACCGTCGCCTGTGCCCTTGAGGAATTCTGCGCGGTCACCTGGCTCCATATCGAGGAACACAGGACCGTTGCCGAAGTTCACCTTGTAGCGACCGAGGACGCTCTGAGCTTCTTCGCCTCCATCCGTCGCATCGTCGCTATTACCCATGCCCTCAGTCGCGTTGCGATACACGGCCATCGCAAATAGCTGCTGGACCTTCTGCTTGGCAAGGCCGTACTCGAAGCCTTCATAGACGTCACGCATCTGGTTCAGCCCACTCACAATTGGACTGATGCCGCGAGTTTGGTCGTAACGCTCGTAGTACGAGTGCTGAATGATGTCGGTTGCCGAGACAATGCGCTCTTGCTCCCAACCATTGCCCACTCGCTTGTGGAGGCAATAGGCGACGGCACGGCCTGGATTCACAGTCTTCACGCCATGAATCCAGCTCTCATCAATGCCGTCCATTGGATTGCGGATGCGATCACTCTCGATCAGCTGCAGGTAACCACCTTTGACCTTCAAGATTCCGATATCACCATCGATCACAGTCCGAGCTTCGAGCAGCCGTACAAGTCGGCTGAAGAAGTGACGGCCGGAAGCATCGCAGTTCATAGGCTTGAACCACCGCGTCATGAACTTCTCAATAGCGGTGTTTGCCTTGGAATCAGGCGTGCGTGCATGAAACTGGAAGGTCGCCACATAGTCGAGGTGACGACGGATCATCCACATCGTCAGGACGAAGTTGCGGCACAGGTCGCGAGCATTCGCCAGCAAAACCGACCGTTTCTGCGGAGTCAGGACGGCGTCCTCCGAGCGATGATTAGGAGCAATCGCTCGGCGTTTCCCCTTGTCCTCGGTAGCGTCGTATCCTCCTGCAAACTGAGTTGCAGAAGGAATCGGCCCTCCAACGTAGATTGGCTCGCTCCAGTCCACTAGAAGCCCCCCAGATAGATATTGGAGGCAACTGGCCGTTTGCGTTTCTGCGAGTCGTCGGATTGCTGCAGGTCGCGCAGCTCCTTGCGAAGCTCGTTGAAGTTATACGTGGTGGTTACACCATCCACGGATACCGACGTCGCTCCGGCTCGGAGGATCTCTTGGATTTCGGCGATGCGTGCAGAGTTGTCAGCCATGACCCGTTACTATCGGAAGGTCTGGCCGACTCTCCACTCACAACCAAAAAGAATATAAGCGTAAAGCGATTAAGCCTTCGCAGCACGCTTGCGATTCTCGAAGGTCTTATCGATGCGGAATTGCCCACAAGCCGTGCAACTCGTGCGTCTCCAAACGACGTGCGTGTAAGGCTTTCCGTCGCGAATCCCCTCCACCTGCTGCTCTTGCTTCGCAAAATAGCCAGCTCGCTCGGTGGAGCCGCACTTGGGGCACCGCGTCACGACGCCCTCTGCATTTTCGTAGTTCCGATGATTACCACGTGCCATAGTTTACTCCTAAAGGTACTGGACTCTTTCGACGGTAGAACTCACCTTCTCAGGCGTTTTCCCGGGAAACGGTTTGGACTTTGACTTGGATTTATTTTTTCGGAGCGAAGGATCGAGTGCACAGCCAAGCGTGCTTGCCAGCATCACCGCTCCCACTGTGGTGTCGAGGAGGTGGTTATCTGGCTTCCCCGGTTTGTCTTTCCAGTACTCCTTGCCGCCGTCCTCCGACTTGGGATTCTCTGACGCCAGGTGGTCGGAGAGCATTTGGTGATCATGCCCCTTTTTGCCAAAAAGGCTGAGTGATCCTGAGTCTCCATGGGTTGCGTGCAGCAGATCACGAGTCCGAGATTTATAGACGTCGGTGTCAAACGAGAGCAAGCGAACGGCACGGTGGTTCTCGACGCTCGCCAGCATCCAGTGGTTTCCGATGATGGCACCCGGCTTCTTCTTCCATTGCGTGATGGGAGCCTTCTTGCGTTCGATGCTGATGCCCTTGGTGGCACGCAGGATGGTGGAATGCTCCGACTCGCGACAGAACTGGTAGATCGCTTGCGTCCAGTTGCCCGAGTCCACGCCGATCCGCTCAATCCGCATGTGGCTTCCGCCCTCCTGTTGCCACTCTCGATTTGCCAGCTCATCGACCAGAGACTCAAGAGCCTGCCGGATACCACCCTCGGGGCTGGCCTTAGGAAACCGTTTGCGAATGGTCTGGCTCACTTCTCGGTAGGTGAAGTAGCTACGTCGCTGATCTGGCCACGTACCGTAGTCAATGATTGCGCCGGTGTAATCCTTCGACCATGCGACGACGACGAAGTACAGCACGTTGAGCTGCACGTCGATGAAGCACACCAAATGCTGAGCTGCTAGTGGAACGATTCCACGAGCCAGACCGTTGACCTTGCGCAAGACAATCTTCGCATCGATGGGACCGAGTTCAGTCGTCGCATCTGCGAGCGGATCATTCTGGTATTCGGCCGCGAAGGCGTAAGGGCGGTCGATCTTGATGCACATGGCATATTCGATGCCGCTGAGTTGGCCTTCCTCAAAACGGTCGGGCCATGCGACCTTGGCCCCCTCATCCATGGCCTTGCGATTCTTCGCATAGAACGCAGTGGCTTCCTCGCCTTCACCGTCATTCCGGAGGCTGGCTCGCCGAAGTTCGGCGTACTCCTCCCAGAGCTTGGTATTGCTCGGCTCGGAGTAAAGCATCTTGGTCTTTACGCCGTG